TAATACTTTTTAAACGGTGTCGTAAAGAATAGGCTAGGCTTAATCCCGTCTAGGTAAATAGACCGAGCGATTAAAAACGTTAGACTCTTTCTGTTTATAAACCTTCCCTTTTCGTCTCTTGGTGCTATGCCCCTTCTTACTGTCCAACTGTCTAGCTTGTTACTGGGTGGCATCTTATCTCGGTAGCTGTACGGTGTGTTGTACTTGGTTCTTACTCCGCTAACCCCCTTGTCTTGGAACGTACCGTAGTCGGCCATCTTAATGTTAAACGTCAGACTGTTCTCGGTTACTTTGACCGGTGAGCCTTTTACTGAGTTTAATAAATTCCCAGATACGACTTTCTTCTGTTGTCTTAGGCTACGCTTCGCCCCTCGAACTACGTTAGTCCGAAATATCTCTAGAGTTCTTTTTAGTTTATCCGGGTCAAACACTAGCAAATATCAATATCATTAGTTACGAGAATATCAAACGTCCCCACAAAACCAGCTAAGGAGTTATCGAATCGCTCCACGAACGGCTCGAATATAACGTCTGCGTCTAACTGATACCTATCCAAAAACAGAGCTCCCTTTCGTAGCTTGGTGGTTAGTTTGTTAATCACCGTTAGGCAGGTGTTTAAAACGTCTTGTTCGTTGTCATTGCCTATAAACCAGTCCTCGGTCTCAGACTTCGAGCTGTCCACTAAGTCCATTACAAAGACGCTTATATTATACACTAAAACATTATCCCGGTTGGTTACCGAGTTGAGCATAATATGCGCCAACGGAAACATAGTCTGCTTTCGTAAATCCAGCTCCGTAATATCACCGAATGAAACGGTATTGATAGACGGATCGTTCTCCAACTCCGTTTTAATGGCTTGGGTTAATAGGTAAAAACTTCTAATTGCTACGCTCATCTTTTCTGTACTTCTCCTAGTTCTTTGTTATATTCTAAAGCCAAAAGGCAAACACCCACGTTTAGGTTAGTGATCGGTTCAATCTTTGTAACGTCTCCGTTACAGAGTATATGTAAGGCATTGTACCAACCCCACTTCCGATTGAAGTTAGATACTGCCGATAGACCTCCTTCTCCGGCTCCGTCAAATAGTCCATTATGCCGTTTCGTAAGTCGATCCCTAAATCGTAAAAAAAAACCACGCTAGACAGAACTGCGTCCATTGGTGTGTTAAGCATCGCCTCTTGGTAGTTGTCTCCTCGGTATTTTTCTATCTCGTACTTGTCTTTTATCTTGGCGGTGATTGGTCGGTATAGAACCCCCATCGCTCTGTGTATGTTGTCCCAGTCGCCTATGTAAGTGTCTAGGTCTATGTATTCTCCAAAGCTCATATCTTCTAGGTTCGGAATAAACCCGAATTCGGTATCGCCTATCTTAAAACTTCTTACTAGCTCCGGACGCTCCTCGAACATCTTGGTTAGCACGTCGGTTACCTTAGTGATGTCTTTTATCTTGTAGTCGTAAATATACTTAGACGGTATATCGCAGAATATCTCGAGCATCTTCATTGCCACGAAACGGTCTGCGTTAGGGTCGTCTATGTTTTTGTCTACTATCTTTAAAAACTTCTGATACTTATGTAATGGTATCTCGGATAGTTTGCTGGGTACGTTGACTTCTAGCTTCATAGTTAAGAGTATAACGTAAAGATATATTTTTTGAAGAAACGGTATAAACAAAAAAAGACGGCCATTGCTGACCGTCCCAAAACCAAACTATAAACTCTGAAAAAATCCCTAGCGTTCTAGGAACAGCTGTAACTCGTAATTAGTCATTGTATAGGCTTGTAGTTTAGTCAGCCCCTTGCTAATTGCTAAGTTGATTAATAAGTTTCTCATTACTGGTCTAATTCGTTATACGCTTCCATTATGTGTTTTCTTACGCGAGTAACCTGGTCTTGAAAGTGATCCGGATCCATATACGCGTCCATCGCTGATAAGATAGCTTCGGCTATCAAGATGTTACCTAGAGCTCTGCCTTTGCTTTTTGCATCGGTTTGTACCTGCTCTCTTGAGTGTTCGTAAAGTGCTTTGTAATAGTCCATATCTGTTATTTTTTATCAAATATACACTTTATCTTTTAATCCACAAACTTTTAATTAAAATTAATGTATCACGTATTTACCTGCGTTGGGATTCTTTAGCTGATAGCTTATCGCATATCTCGCTGCGTCTATTAGGTGGTTGTGCGCGTCTATTGGTGTGCTACTTTTCTTTTCTAACCAGCTGTAGTTATTCAGCTCTTTGATTAGGTTGGTGCTATCCGGGTCTATTATCAAGTCGTAATCTTGCATTAAACTGATTCCGAAGGTAACAGACCCTTGGCCTTTTATGGACTCTTTTATATTACATTCACGTCTTAGTTCGGTGATAAGTCTTGGTTCTGCGGAGTCGCCTATTATTAAACCAGATCCTGCGTGTTCTTTGTTTAGTCTCGCTATCTCAGACGTGGTTAGTCCGGTTAAGTAAAAACACTCTTTTAAATATATTCGTTTATTAGCCTTGTCTATATTGGTTTCTATTAAAGTAGACTCATCGGAGCTGAATCCGTAATCCTGACCCCACACACTAACTCCTATCTTTTGGAACTCGCCTATTGTCCAGTTGTTAAATATAACCCCTTCGGCTTTGTCTAGCCAACCCCCTAAGATTTGGTGCTTGTACTTCTCAGGTCTTCTTTGCCTCATTACCTCAACCTGCTGAACGAACGACTCGTTTAGGTGGTCTATATTGTCTAGATAGGTACTGTGTATATAAGTAGTGTCTCCTTTGGTTAAGTTGGAACCCTCTTGTATTCCTTTGTCCTCGAAGAACCGCTTGTAGATAAAATGCTCTTTAGTCGTAGGGTTTAATATAAGTATGATTCTGTTTTGTCGTTTCTTAGCACGTATCGAGAAGTCTATAGTATCAAACTTCTTTTCGTCTGTTAACTCCTCAGCCTCCTCGAGAACCCACGTAGTAACACCCTGTATAGACTTTAATGATGCCGTCTGGTCTCCGGAGCTCGTCTTTATTCCCTTGAATATTATCTTGCTCCCAGTGGCTTTATTTATTATTTCGTCTTTAGTGATGTAAAACTGCGACTCGAATCCTAGCAGCTCTATCTTCTCTAGGAACTCGGGTATAATAGAAATACTAGCCGACGTTAACGTGTAACGCGTAAAGAGAATTACGTGATCGGTTTCAAACGTAAGTAAAAGCAAAAGCACCGAGACGTTAAAAGACTTTCCCGATGCTCTACCTCCTGTTATTACAAAATACCTACTCTCCGACTCTTTAAAGACTTCGTATTTCTTCTGAAGTTTAATCAAAGCTAAGTATATCCTTAAAATTGATATTAAAGCCTTCTGACGTTAGATTGACACTTTCCTTAGGCTTACCATACCTGTAGTTAAAATAAAGCGTTATAGCCCTCTGGTCGCCTTTCTTAATTAACTCCTTTAGTTTTTGTAAAACCTCGTCTTGGTCTATAACCGCGTCTAGTCGTTCTATTAACTTGTCTTCGTCCGCTTTTGGCTTACGACCGGCTACTCCTTTTGTAGAGTGTCCACCGTTGTTTTTTCTAGCGTCCATATTTAATTGTTTATTAATTAATTAATTTCTTTGGCCATACTCTTTAAAGACTTTCCCTTGGTCGTTATTGTAAACCGCCTCCAACATTCTTCTAGCGTACTCTTTATGCTCTTGGTTCGTGGTTGTCTTTATCCAGTTGACGTAGTTTCTTATTAATACTTCTTTCACCTGTCTTTCCACGTTTCTTTGGCTACTGCGTATCTCTGTCTTTCGTTAGGGAACTCTCTTATCATATCTGGGTTAGACATAAAGCGTTCTATAAATTGGTCTTCTGTTTCTTCGGGTCTTGGTGATGGTAGTGGCATATCTTAATAACGTATTATTCAACAAATTGTCATCTATTCAAATATCTAACTATTGCGGTGGTGCATACTCCGGCTTCTACAATCATAAGCGTAACGGCTATGGTCATTATGTGTTTTATTATCTGGCCTTCTTCTAAGATACACCTAAGCTCCATCACTTCGTTCATACTACTGCTTTTTGTTGTTCTAGCGTACTAGTATAGACCGTGCTTAACATTCTGTTTGTTTTGGTCTTAGTTGCTTTGTCTGCCTTTTCGAGTATTTCGTTTAGTAGGTATTTAGTGTGCGCATCTTGGTCGGTGTCTTTTAATATCGCAGCCACTACTTGCTCTACTCGTTTGTCGTACTTTCTTACTATCTCGAAGTTCTTAATCGAGTGTACCGCTGTCGAGTGATCGTAAGGCTTTCCGTTCTTAATAAAGTAATCGGCTATTGCGTGTAGTGATAGGTTGTATTCGTTTCTTACTATGTAGCAAAAAACAGACCGTGCGTCTACTACGTTCCGAGACCGGGTGTGCTTAAAGATATTAACGTTAAACTCCTCATTAATCCGCTGTGCTATTTTATCTAGTGCTGTCATATTACTAATTTAATTCGTTTAGCTACTTCTTTTACTACGTCTACTGTTACTGCGTTACCGCACATCTTATATCGCTGTGAATCTGATATTTCGCCACTCTGTCCGTACTTAGTCCAGTTATCTGGGAAGCCTTGTAGTCGTTCACACTCAATAGGAGTTAGTCTTCTTATTCTGTTTTGTCTAATAAATTGATCGGTATTATTACCCGTACCCGAGCTGCTATGCAATGTATTACATTCTTGTTTTTCGTGTCGACTAATTACATTCCCTTTGTTGTCTCTAGAGTAACCTATAACCGCTTGATTACAATGTGTATCTAAAGTCTGTGCCACTCCCTTACCCACTCTACCCCTCCTGGTCTTGCTTGTAGGAACTGATAAGTTTATTGAATCGCCTACTGTTGCTTCCTCGTACCCTTTAGATGTAGCCGAATTTATTTTGATTTGTTGCTCTTGTACAGACTCCACAGAAACCATATCCAAACTATGTTTAGCAGTCAAACTTGACCTGCCACCGGTTCTAATTGTAGCAATATAATCATTGCCTCTAATATCGGTTACTGTTACTTGTTCGTTCCGTTTTATTTTATCGTCATTTTCTCCAACGCTTTCTCCGATAGGAAATACTTGTCCTCGACTTCCGTCTCCAATATATCCGACAAGGTAGATTCTCTCTCTATTTTGGGGTAAAAACCACTTTGTATTAAGCAGTTGCCATTCGAGTCGATAACCCCCAATGTTGGCAAACGCTTGCAAGATTGCCGCAAAGTCTTCGCGATTGTTTGAGCTGAATGTTCCTTTAACATTTTCCCAGATAAAAAAACGTGGTCTGCATTCTTCGATAAGCCTAATTGCTTCGGTGATAAGGCTTGACCGTTCTCCGTCCATTCCTTTTCTTTTTCCAGCCAGACTAAAGTCTTGGCAAGGACTTCCGAAAGTGATGGCATCGATTCGTGGCAGTTCATTTCCTTTAACATCGACAACTGATCCGACATAGGTTGCGTCTTTAAAATTGTTACTATAAACGTCTATTGCGTACTTATCTATTTCCGAGAAGTAAGACTCTACCTCAAACCCGGCTCTCGTTAATCCTAAGTGAAAACCGCCTATTCCGCTAAATAAGTCTAAGACTCTAATCTTCACAACGTGGCTGTTAAAATGTAATCGTCTAATTCAAATTTAGGGTTGCCTACCGTCTGGTGGTATTTGTCTATTATTTCGTGGGTGTCTTGCTTTCCGTATTCAAAGAATTCTTCGGAGCAGTCAAATATACCAATATCTAAACTTTTCTTATCTATAACTAAAAACTTAAAGCTGTGGTACGGAACCCCAAAGAGTGTGCAGTAAATATACGCTTGCCGGTGATATCCATACTTTCGTGCGCTTATGTGGAAGTTGTGTATATCTAGAGTTGTCTTTAAATCTACGATCGTTCCGTCTTTTCTTAGTACGTCTGCTTTACCTCTGAACGGCATACCCTTTATGTAATCAATCATAGGTACCTCGTAATCGGCATTTATTAATAGACTCTTAGCCTGCTCGCATCTAAATATCGCATCTACTAATCGTTCGGCTTCTCGCTTTTCTTTCTTTGTAAATACGTCCGAATGGTGGGCTGCCGCTTCTTTGTACGCTTTGGTGTTTTTGCTTTCTACGTCTAAGAATACATAATGATTTAGTTTCTCCGGTTCTAGGATCATCGTGTGAAACAACCCCCCATCGATTAATGCTTGGCTTCTCGGTTCGCTGTATCGTAAACTATAAACGTATTCTTTTACGCTTCTCTTTAACTTCGAGAGCATAGAGCTGGACATCGCAGACGTTTTAAGATAATCGTAATAAAACGAATCAACGTACATCTGGTCTATTAACTCCTCTTGCGTGTGGGTAGTACCGTCTAATAAAATAATTTCTTTCACTTAATGTTTTTTATAATTAAATAGGTTTCTTCTACCGTGTTCTCAAACCAGTGCGCAAATGTATCGTCTCCGTCTGGCATAGGTTCTTTTCCAGTAGTGAGTTGATTAATAGTCGCCAATTTAAACGCTCTAGTATATCCGTATGGGTCATTGCTGTTTAGAATCATATACGCAGCTTGCCTTAATGTTTGGGCCGGTAACTTCTTTTTGCCCCATTGAGCAACCATCTTAGACAACGTATCAATTAAAAAGTCGCTAAACTCTTTGTTGATGTACATTAAATCGCCCCTCTTTAATTGTTTGTGGCCTCTCTTAACTCCGTCATAAACAGTAACCACAACACCGGGCGACAATGTATTGGAATGTTTTTGAATCTGCCTTCTTAGATAAACATAGTCTTTTAACTTTTTATCTGCAAAAGACTTAACATAATCCTCTAACTGCCACTTTTTATTGTGAGCGTTCATATCGATAATAAACGGCTGCACCTCGTCAAAGTTGTCTACGTCAATCCAGTCTATAATAGAACAAGGAACCTCTCTAACTCCAAGCTCAAATAAAGCTCTCAGTCTATGCTGACCCTCTAAAATGTAGTAGTCTTGATTTTTTACTCCTACGTTTAACGAACCACCGAATCCTCTTTTTTGGATTAGTCTCTTAAACTGCTCTTTATGCGAGTCTGAGACTTCACGGTTTCCCTTAATTGTTTTAATCCTGTTTAAAGGCACGGTGGCCATTTTAGCTATTTTTATCATATCTGTTTTTGTTTGTTAATGTAATCGGCTACGTGCTTAACCAAGACTAGTAAGATAATCAAGTCCCAGTTAATAACCCACGCAAAGTAATTTAAAAACTCTATTATCAAGTAGGCTATAATCCAAAATACTATTTTACCGGTTCTCATTCTGTAAAATGAATATTGTAATAATCCGTCCCGGTCAACGGTTCATAGGGTTCGTTAGACAGTCCGCCTTCAAAGAAAGCGTCTTCTATTATTTCTTTTTCGGTTAATAATAACTCAGACATATTGTCGTCAATCCAATTTACTATTAACTCGTTAACCTTCGGGTGATCCCATAGAGCGTTTTCTATAACCTCTTTGATTTGTTGCATCGGTGTTTTCATTGTTTTATATATAATAAGAGTTCCATCTTTTTACAAAATACCCTACAATAACATCACAGTCGTCTTGTACATCAAACCCGTAAACAGATCCCTCTCTACCGGTTTCGTTTAATACAGCAGAAACAGATACAATAGAATCGTCCTCAGAAATTATTTTCCAATAATAATCCTCTAGTTCAGATAGTGTTTTAAATTTCATAGTCCGGTGTCTTCACATTCGGTTGAACAATACTCTCCTTCTTCTATGCGATGGTGGCATACAATACAGAATTTGTCTTCTGGGAGATTAAGAAACTCTCTTAGTTGCTGGTCTCGGTAGTAGTCAAAATTAGGTTCGGGCATATCTATAAATTTAAAGGGTTTGCTAACTTTTGTTCTGCTTTCTCAGCTCTTAGTTTCCACATCTCAATCTGCTCGTTCTTATTCTTCTTTACATTCCTAATCGCTATATCAAATGCCTTCTTTTCTAATTGTATTTTATTTACGTAACTCACCACTCGTGAAAAGGCTAGCGACATCTGCTGCATTTCTTCGGTAGGCTTTCTGCGTTTCCACTCCGATAACCTTCCACCGATTAATAACATATCGGCTATAATCTCAATCTCTAAAGTATTCTCTACAATATCCATACTAACCATTTAAGCGTTTTGTAAACAGCGTAGAAAATGATGCCTCCGATTAAAAGCGAAAAGCACATAATACCAAACTTGTTTTCCATATCTGAGTTTTAGTCAAATATAAAAAACTTTTTAATACTAATTATAAAAATGTTTACAAATAAGAAATAGTCGCAGCTTGGCTCTCCTCTAAAAGATAGACGGACTTATTAATCTTATTATTCTGCCACACGGTAGTTTTCGGGCAGTACATATCAACCGGCTCTGGAACCACTAGGCTGTTTAACCAGAACATATAACTCCCCTTAGAATCGTGAACGTTGTAGATCTTCACCACGTCTTCGGGCATCGCCATTAGTTTTT